AAGAACCGAAGATGGTATGATACCTGACGAGTACGAAGAAGCAACGATCAGACCTGATATGGATGGTAAGATGAAGGATATCGAAGATGGTATCGAGCCAGATAGTATTCAAGAAATTATAAAAGAAGTTACAGATGAAGCACCGTCAATTAAAAAAGCATCAGGCGGTATCGCAAGAATGTTAGGAGAGTAACGTGGAGAAAGATATTATAACTAGGATAGCAAAGTTAGTAGATCTTTATGATAATGTTAACACTCCAGATCTAGATCAAACACCAGATTCAATTCTTAGACCCGGTGAGACGTTAGAAGACTTTGATGTAAGATTTAGAAGACCTAACGCTAGAGGTGGGAGAGTTAATTTTAAAAATGGTTTAGGTCCTAGAAATAAAATTAATCAACTAGGGGTAGGTGATGAAATTCTTAAAATGTATAAAGAAGGAGCAGGAACAGTAGAAATAGCTAAAAAATATAACCTTGGTAAGGACACAATAAATAGATTTATTAAACAAACTAATCCAAAATTATTAAGAGATTCACCTCCTAAATTAAACCAATACAATTTTGATTATAATATTATTGATCAAATTAAAGAAGATGCAAAAACAATGTCTCGTAAAGAGGTTTTAAAAAAATATGAAGGTAAAATTAGTAAAAAAAAATTAGATAGTTTAAAATTAAATTTTGGTAAAATTGAAGAGTCTGGTAGAAAACGAATTCCTCCAGGAGAACGAAGCCCTAAACAAGTTAAAAGAGTAAATAGAATAAAAAATGTTCAAGGTTTTGATGTATCAGGAACGTTTCAAAAAAATTTTCATCATATATTTCCCATAGGTGGTTTAGCTGATTTTAGTGCACAAGATGTAATGATACTTGATAAAAAATTTAATGAAATATTAGGTGGATTTAATTTACAATTAAATGATATTGCAGATGAAATAGGTAGTATGGATTTATCAGATCCAAATGCATTACAAAAATTAAATGATTTAAATGCTAAATCAAAAGATTTAGTTAATAAAGCAAAAACAAAATTACCTACCAATTTAAAAAATGCTATTGGTTATATAGAATATCAACCAGTGTTTGACGAAAATGGAACTATATTTGAACTATCACAAGTAAGAAAAGGTGTAGATAAAAATGTAAGTAATTTAACTAAATTTGGCACCAAAAAATTTAAAGATTATTCTGCTCAAGAAAAAATTAATTTTAAAAAAGAAGTAAAAAATTTAGCAAATGTTGCAGAAAAAAAAGGTTTTATGTTAAATGCTAAAACAATTCCAGTTATTACAGATATACTTAAAATGGCTGAATCAATACCTGGTGATATTGCTAAAAAAAGTTATTTTAAAGCAGCAGGTAAAGCTGCTGGTTTAGCTTTTACACCTGTAATGTTATACGATACTTACAAAGCACTTGAACAAGGTAAACCGTTAGTAGAAGCTTTAGAGCGAGGTTTTGTAGGGACTAATATTATTGGTGGAACAAAAGATATTTTAGCTCTTAAGCCTGAGGAAAGAATGGCTAGAAGTGTTGTTAAACAAGATGCATTAAAAGATTTAAATTTAGAAATGCCGATGGGATTTGGTTTTATAGAGGGCCCAACACCAAAAACAGACATGACTTTACAAGAGGCCCAACAAAAAATGGAACAGGGTATTCAAAGAGTGCAATCTGAAAGAGCTCAAAAAGAATCTGATGTGGCTGCAAATAGAGCTAATTTTTTTGGCAACATAAGAGATAGAGCTTTTGGTATTGGACCAGGCTATCAATTAGAGTTAGCAGGCGGTGGTATTGCTAAACTAGCCGGCATAAATTCAGGACCACCACCAGAATCAGGACCCATGTCTCAAGGGTTGCAAGGTTTAATGAAACGTGGTATTAAAACATAGGAGTATAAATGGCAGATATAGATAAAGGACTCCCGAACACTAGAACTAAAATTGATATCCCTTCAGAAGAAGAGATATCAGAAGAAGTTGCTGTTCAGGAACCAGAAGAATTAAAAGGACCTGTAGAGGTTATTCCTGAAGAAGACGGCGGTGCAACATTAGACTTTGAACCGGGATCAATAAATATACCAGGCACAGAATCACATTTTGATAATTTAGCAGATATTTTACCAGACGATGTTTTAGAACCTGTAGGTAATGACATGGTTCAAAATTATATGGATTATAAATCATCTAGAAAAGATTGGGAGGAGTCATACAAAACAGGTTTAGATCTTTTAGGATTTAAATATGAAAACAGAACAGAACCATTTCAAGGAGCTTCAGGTGCAACACACCCAGTATTAGCAGAAGCAGTCACACAGTTTCAAGCACAAGCATACAAAGAATTATTACCAGCTGACGGACCAGTAAGAACACAAATTATTGGTATTAAAAATCCAGCAACAGAACAACAAGCAAACCGTGTAAAAGATTACATGAACTATTTAATTATGGATCAAATGAAAGAGTACGAAGCAGAGTTTGATTCTATGTTATTTCATTTACCACTTGCAGGATCTACATTTAAAAAAGTTTATTACGATGTGCCACTTGGAAGAGTGGTATCTAAATTTGTACCAGCGGATGAATTAGTTGTGCCATATACGGCAACAAGTTTAAATGATGCGGAGTCTGTTATTCATGTAGTAAAAATTTCAGAAAATGAATTAAGAAAACAACAAGTTTCAGGTTTTTATAGAGACATAGAATTAGCACCACCAGGTAATGTTGAACAAAATTCTGTAGAGAAAAAAGAAAGAGAATTAGATGGTACTAAAAAAACTGGTAAACAAGAACCAGTTTATACTTTATTAGAGTGTCATGTAAATTTAGACTTAGAAGGTTTTGAAGAAGTTGGTACCGATGGTCAACCAACTGGAATAAAATTGCCCTACATAGTAACTGTAGAAGAAGGCAGCCGAGTAGTACTCTCCATACGGAGAAACTATGCGCCCAATGATCTAAAGAAAAATAAGATCCAATACTTTGTCCATTTCAAATTTCTGCCAGGACTTGGATTTTATGGCTTTGGACTCATTCAT